CTACCGCGGCGTCGTTCGTTTCCAAGAAATCGCCCGCATCGGCCCCGGTTGTTTGGTCGGCTACTGCGACGTAGCAGATCGTACCGATGGTCGCTATGGCTACCTGTTCGCCATCGGCGGCGTCGTATATGGCGACGCCAATGGGCATCTCTGTCGCTTCGGCGATGCCCGCTCTGATCACCATGCTTGCACCGGTGGCGTCGATGGCGACCACCTGTCCAGCAACGATGTCACCGGACGCGGTCAGGGATATGATGTTATTCCCCGCGTACAATACTCTGTGTATCGTGGGGAAAGCTGCAATGTCAGTCATTATTTACTCCTAGATGTACTCCTTCTCCTCTTCGCTTCTGGCGAGCGTCCTGGGATTGGGTTCTTTCTCCAGCGCCAAAATCCTCGTCTCGAGCGTCTTGAGTTGTTTGTTCATTTCCTCGCTCAGCTCGCCGACCTTTTCCTTCCCCGTGGGTGCGGACTCCTCCTTCTTCTCAGGGGGCTCGTCCTTCTTGTCCTCTGGATCTTTCTCCTCATCCTCTTGATGAATCTTCTCCAGATGGGACATCCTGGCTTGCAGGTCGGCGATTGCCTTTTTCGTGTCTTCATCCATTTCTGTATTTTCCTCCCCTTGGGGTGGATCATCTGCCAGGTCATGATCGGGTTTTGACTTGTGCCTTATCAAACAGAGTTCACAAGCTCCCCGATCCACCGTGACCAGGCCATAAAAATCAACTGTTAATGCTTCGTTCTCCTTGGTCTTGGGGTTGTACCATTCGTCGCCCCCGACCTCGGCGGAGACCATGTTGATGATCTCGCCGTCTATCATTTCCGAGATATCGCGACTAAGCTGCGACCGCTTGTGAAGAATGAGATTGACCATTCTCGCACGGTACTCATCCGAGTATCCCGCATCCTCGAAGTACCCGATCTTCTCGTTGGCCGCCCTCGGTACTCCCCCGGCGTGTCTACTCCATAGGCCATTATCCTTTATGGTGACCTTCTCGCGCAGGACATCGGTGCTGTACCGGCAGGGGGTTCTGATATTCGAATCGGTCCACACGCCTTCGGCGAGGGCGATGACATCCTTTATGATAACGTCGGTCCCTCTATCCTCGAACTTGCGGTTGCATAGGTCAAGATTGAAGTATCTGGGCTTCTCCCATTCGAGCTTGGTCTGCTCCTTGCGTTCGTCCTTCTGTGCGTTCTCGACCGCCGAATGTGCTATCTTGAAGGCGCACTCCTCTTTGTCCTCTTTACCCTCGCACGTGCCGGACCAGGCGGAGTTGAAGGCTGCCCTGAAAATGTCCTGCTCGTGGTCCGTGTACTTCTCCCTCACCGCTTCCGGCAGATCCTCATTCTTCTCGTATGGCATTATGAAACTCCTATGACCGGTAGCTTTGTACATCTACAACGTGGATGCAAAGGACAGGGGGGAGCGTCTTTTCTTTTGAACCTCTTCCCGTGCAACGGTCCGCACCGAGGACATACCCTCTCATCCTGTGCGGTGAACCAATCGATCTCGACCACCCCATACCTGTCATATTGAATATCGGCGGCGGTGGAGTACGCATACATGATCTCGGTGGAAACGAAGGTCTCGGCCCTGTTCTTCGAGAAACCGACCTGCGCCCTCAGTCGCTTGCTCATCTCCGACATCGATTCGCCCTTCAGCACACCGTCGGTAAGCTCTCGGTTTATGGTCTTGCTCATGTCGTCCGTGATCCCTTTGAGCGCGGTGTAGTTCCGCTGCTTCAGTATCTCGAGGACATCCTCATCGGCGGGGGTCGGTCCCACCGCCGCTTCTATCCCAAATGGTTTGAGGAGCTGACCGGTCCTGGTCTTCCCTGCCCGATAGCTGATGGAAACGTAATCGTCGATGATCTCGTTGCCTGGGACGGATATCTCACCGTCTATGAGTACCAGGGTTCTCTCGTTGAAAGATTCGACCATGTCCGATGTGAGCTCGGTCTTGGAGTATCGTTTGAACAGGTCCGCGAACTTGATATTGAAGCGGAAGAACAGCTTTGAGAACTGCTTGATATACTTCGTTTTCCCGGTCCTCATCCGCGTGGGGTCTATGGGGTTGACGGCCTCGGCTAGACTACGTCTCATCCAGATATTCCTCTCCGTCTATCGGCTCGGCGTCTTCCGTTTCCTCTACCTCGTCGAAACCGAGCATCTCCCTGGCTTCCTCTTTCGAGATTATCGGATCCAGCACATCCGCCTGTTTGATCTTGAGTATCACATCGGCCTTTGCATCGAGTTCTATAGTGCTCGGCTCGTTGAACACCAGCCAGGCAGCTCCCTCTATTCCGGTGACGTCGTCGAGGACCTGGGACGAGAACGAACGGGAGAACCGCCTCTGGATCGCTCTGACCTTCTTGTCGAATATCCTCTCCCTGATCTTGGCGGTGGCCTCGGTGCTTCCCCTACCCAGACCCAGATACTCCTCCGGCACGCCCATGGCGGCACACAGCCTTTGAACCGCGAAATTGGAATACTGCTCGGCGTTGGGCGTACCCGTAACATCGATCACGCTTATCTCCACATCCTTGGGGGTGATGAACTCGTTCTTCGATTCGATGTTCTGGAGTTGGGAGTCCAGCATGGTCATGATGTTGTCGGGGATGGACTCGCCTTCCTGACCGACCCTGACGTGATATTTTGGGGAACCGTGTCGCTTGATGCCCTCGGTTATCGCCTCGGCTATCCAGCAGTCCCTCATGATATCGTCCTCCGCCGTCTGGATGAGCGAGATGCCGTACGGAGAACCGCCTATGCTCTCGATCTTGAAATGGAATATCTCCTCTTTCTTGAGGGGGATGAACTCCTGGCCGAAGAGGTCGTCCTTCTTCTTCTGCGCATATCCCCTCACCAGTCCGTAGTCATCCGTGACGATCTTGAAGGTCTCGGGGGGTCTCGGGAGAAGGGCGACTATCCTGTCCGATCTCTCGCCCGCTCCCCTAGCCTTTTCTTGAAACGAATCGCCGGCCCATAGCGCATCCGTCACCGCTTGAGGTCCGGTAAGGTCGAGGTCGATGTCTGAAATGAAATCCTCACAAAGCGCAACGAGATCCTCGTCGTCCCCCTCTATCCGAAACCCGTTCGAGAAGACGCTGAGGGCATAGCACCTGATCCCTTCCGTGACCAGACCGCCCTTGAGGTAGATGTCGGCATATCCCTTTACCGTGGCGAAATCACGCTGGACCTCGCCGAAAAGTTTCTTCTCGCCGTATCCTTCAGCTCTCGGGGTGATGGTCTTGGGTCTTGGCGCATCCGCTAAGGACTTGAATCTGTCCAGAAATCCCATTATAGGTATCCTAATCTTCTATTCGTGCAGGGGGCGCAGAGGAATATTCCCTTTCTCCGTCCTTCTGCATCGCATTCTTCGATCATCTCGACCTTGGAGCGTTTGAAGACCCCGCGGCAATCCGCGCAGACATAGGCGTTCGGTCGTTCCATGCACTCCTCTTCTAATGCGTCGAGAACGAGGAACTCCTTACTCGACATCGTGCATTCGGTAGGGTCTGAATAACACTGGTGACCCGACACGTAGCAATAGATATCTCTGAGATACTTGCAGTGATGAAGAGGGCGGCCCGGTGGAGTCGTTAAAGCGGTGATCTTGTGCTCACATACTAATGGTACTACGGGGCAGTTCTCACAGGTCAAGAGTTCGAGAAACATCTTGTCCGCACCGTAGGCGTCGAAGGGGCATCCCTGGGGACGCCGGGTTCTCTCCATCTACATATGGTAAGAGGTCAGATATAAGTAGGTTGTTAACTTGAGGCTGTATATGAGAATTCCCATACTTCATATACTTTTTATTTTACCAATTTAGTAGGTTTTAGTAGGTTTTAGTAATAACCTCTTTTCACGACATCGATGATCCTTTTACTATTCTTCGACTTCGTGTTCCATCCTCTAAAAATCTTGAACTCGAAACCGTATCTTTCCGCAACTTCGGAGAGATCGGAATCCAAGCAGCATTGCGCTTCGTGTATCGCTACCCTTATGTATTCTCTTGGAACACCCGTCTCCTCTTCCAAAATTCTAAGGCTCTGCGCCTCGTTCCTATTCTTTGAGACGTATGATAATAAGGCGAGACAGTCGTCCTCTGAAATTATCAACTGACCTCCGACCACGTCAAAGTCTCGAAATCGAAATACCATGTCACCCATTCCAAAGCGGGGGTCGTCACTTCTATGAAATATATCATCTTATCACCATTCCTTTGAATCTGTTCGGGTCTCCCATTCCCCTGCCCGCCAATGTGTTGAAGGCCAGGCTTGCGGCGTCTACCATGTCGTCGTGATCGCCCAGGGGGAAGGTGCTGAGCTGATCGAGTAACATCTTATTCCATTGGCCTCTGAGAAGTTTCACATTCCCCGCTTCCGATGCTGCGGAGAAGGGGGCGGCCCTGACGTTCTTCGGTCCGGTGGACCTCTCGCCTTTGAAGTCATGTCCTTTGAGGACCACGCGGGCATAGTGGTCGACGGTCCCTACACCGCTCGAACCCGGCTCCTGCTCCATCCTTATCTTCGTGGGTGGAGGGTCGAGGACGGCGCAGTGCTTCGTCAGGTTCTCCACCTGGAGGGGGCTCTCCTGGACATTGCGGACATCTAGGACATAGAATATCCCGTTGCACTCGGTCATGAGAACCCCGGCGGTGTAGTCTCCCCCGTCCTCGGTGGCGGCCAGATCCCACGCCCTGCACATCTTCGGAGTCCTTGGGTACTCGTCCACGATCTCAAACCAATGGGGCTTGAACATGGCGTGCTCGGTCTCGGACAGGAACTCGCACAGGTATTCTTGAGAGTAGAATAGTGAACCGAGCGTCCTTTTCTCTTCGGCGAGGAAGTCGTCGGATATGCGCCCGATCTCGGGGGCGGTACGCTTTATCTTGATCCAATCATTGTCCTCGTTCCAGGTCTCGTAGAAATGACCTTTCATACCGGCGGGGGTGGAGAGGAGAACGATCTGACCTTCCGACACCGCGAGCATGGGGCGGATGGCCTTGTATAGCTCATCCTTCACCCTGGACGCCTCGTCCTCTATGATGAGATTGACCGAGGAGTAACCGCGGACCGTTTCCTCACTCGATGGAAGGGATATTATTCTCGACCCGTTCTCAAAACATACATGGGTCTTGGACACCTCATTGGCCTCGGGGATGTCGTAGGTCCGGTTGCGGTAATCGAGCACCTTGCGGAACAGCTCCATGCTCTGCCTGAGGGAGGGGGATATGAGGAGTATGAGCGCGTCGGGATAGAATACTGCACGGTGTAATGCTAGGATCGCGGCAACGGTAGACTTGCCCGACTGCCTAGCACAGTTGAGAATTAGTTTCTTCTCCGTGGTCCCCAGTACGATATCCTGCCATTCATCGGTCTGAAAGGACAATACTTCTTTGGCCCATGCTGCGGGATTAAGGCTGTATCGGTATATGTATTCTTTCTTCATTTATCGTTCTGTCTAAGAATTACTCCATTTGTTGGATGTTTGTCCATAAGGGGTTTTGTTTTCAATAGGACTTTGTTTTTTGCCGTCCAAATAAAAGATGATAAGTTGGACATTTGTCTATTCCTCACTCTTTATCATCAGTTTGCTCAGGTCGATCTTAACCTCGGGATGATCCTTGAGGACTTCCATGAGGAGATCCCTTACGCGATACAATTCCTTCTCGTTGGATTCGACCACGTTTTTGATCTCGTTCTTGATGGTGGCGTCCCTTCTGTACTGCCATCGGTCTGGATTACGGTTGTAGAGCCATACCTCGATGGCACGTACATTGCCCGACTTGGCCAGCTCGTACAGCGCATCCTCTACGACATCGCACGCCTGTATCTCCGCGCCTTGCTCGGCCTCGGCGAAGTCGGGGTCGGTCTTCCTGTGCCTCCAAACGGTCTGGACCGAGACACCCGCCTCTTCCGCCGCCCTGCATTTGCGGAGACCTTTCGATAGGGCGTCGATGTATGTCTCCTTCCTCTGCTTCCCGAATTTAATTCCCTTTGTCATGCGCGTACCTTAACATCCTTCACTTTATCCCAGGCCAAGCATATCGTTTCATACGTCTATGCGGTGGAGAATCCAGCGGTTCTGACCGTATCCGCACCGTCTACAGTGATTGTTCACCATTCGCCCGTTCTTGATCGTTATCTCGGTGACGTTGTAGGTTCCGCACTTTCCACAGATGCTGTCTCCTAAGATCACTTTCATCCTTTCTCCGGTTCTTCTTCGGTCATTTCTCTACTCTTCCACCTCTTCTATGATGATTCGGACCTTCTTGCCTTTGATGCGATCGAGATAGTTTATATCCAGTTCGGTGTCCCGAATTGAGAAACGTATTTCACCCCGTGGGAGAGAACCAATCTCAAAGTAAACGTGTCCACTCTGAATATATCCAATTGTTCGTCTTATCTCTTTCACCCCTCACACCACCACGTCAGCGTCTTGTGTCCGCCCTCGTTGAACTGAAGGACTATTGGAATGTTCTTTGTCGTGGTGAACGTGCCGACAAATACCATTGCGGTTGCGGTTCCTGAGTCTATTGTGAATTGAAGTTCGTTCCATGTTCCGTCCCAGAACCATGCTCTTGGGTCTAGGGTTGGTGATTGTATCGTGAGATACAGCGTTGCGTTGCAGGTTGCGGTGGGGGTTATGGATATCTCTTCGTCTATCAGTTCTCCAACCACGACGTAGTCAGGGAAGTGCCGGAAGTCCTGGGTTATCGTGCCTCCCAACGGATGGGGGTAGCCCATGAGGTCTATCTCGCCTATGCTTATTGAAAGCGGGGTGTCGCCTGCGTCGGTATCCTGGGTCACGACATTGGAAAAAATAACTGCCGAGACGATTATGGAGGCGAGGAGTACGCAGGTCAATATCAGTAATATCTTTGGGGTTTTCATTCTTGCTCCTTTTCTTTATCGGTCATAACATCAATATTCGTAATCCAACCAGTGGCATCTTTGGGGTCACTTGTGATGCTGATCTCCTTCAATTCAACCCACTCATGTTCCTTCATCCAGTTTCACACTCCTTCTTGCTCCTCTGTTTTGATTTTCTTCGATATGCGGGGCATCTATCTTCCAAGCATTTCGGGAGGCACACCATACTCCGAACAGAACTGATTTCTCTTTTCGTCATACGATTCCTTGTCTTTTATACAATCATACACAATGTTCAATTGAAGCATTCTTCGTCCGGAGTATATATGGCTGGCCATGTATTCGTTCGTAGGGTCTGGCTTGGTGTCGGCTTCTTGATTAAGAACTACATCTATTATTATGTTCTCTTCGGAGAATATGCGGTCTATAAATTTATGGAGTTGGCTCTTCATGTCTTCATTGCTCATCTTTTCTATCATCTTTCATTCACCTCTTCTTTGGTAGTTCTATTACATCATATGTGGTGGCGATTGTGACTCTTCGAGTTCCTCCCAATCATCACAAATTGGACCGAATATGTCACTCCACTCGATATGAATCATGTTAAGGTCGCAATAGCCCCCCCGCTGGAATTTACATGGAGCCTCACATTTATTGACCATCAATCATCCCTCCCGTCTTTCATTCTTGCTCCCGTTCTTTATTAAATTCTATCCAGTAATACACGGTTACCCCCTCTGCAAGTCCAAATCTCCCGCCATCGGTCTTACTTATCTTCTGGAGCTTACATCCCTTCGGTTCTCCGTGAAATACTCGTTCATAACAATAGAATGGTTTGTCTCCATAGACGCAATCGTTACAATCACCAACCTTGATAACTTTCATCCAGCATCACACTCCTTTTCTTCTCTTCATTCTTGCTCCTTATTTTCATCTTCGAAAACTTCATCCCATTTCAGAAATGGACCTTTGGACAATCTCTTGAAAGAGGGGATGAGCCGCCAACCACATCTGGGACAATATTTTCTGAAGAAGTAACGTTTGTTGTCTTCGCACTCAACACAATATTTGGCCCAGTAATCAAACATCTTCAACCCGTTTCACACTCCTGATTCTTGCTCCACCCAATATTCTCTTTCAAAATTCTCACCCTGGCACGCCCTCCAAATCCAAGTAACGCCTCGCCCAAGGGCATCTCTCCCCGTTGGTGGATGAAAGAAATCAGATTTGCCTTCGATGTGATAGCGATTATATAATTCGGTTTCCCAGATAGATTCATAGGCGGTTCCTTGGTCGGTGTGAACTCTACGCAAGTACTTCACACTCCTGATTCAAAATATTGCAAAAAACAAAACTTATCAAAATATCACAAGGATTTTG